GCTGCTCTCGCGGTCAACGGCAAGCATGCTAGGTGGACAGGGCCGTACTTAGGTACCAATATACCTGGAGCTTATCCTGTTGAAGAACTGTTCAATTCATTAAAGAATAAAAAAATATCAGCAGTTGCTTCTGGGAGAGCAGAATTTGGACCAAGAGCCTTAGGTAACAGATCTATACTAGCTGATCCAAGAGATCCAAATATAAAATATGAAGTAAACAAAATAAAAAACAGAGAATCTTTTAGGCCTTTTGCCCCAATAGTTTTAGAGGAGTTTGCAGATGAGTGGTTTGAAATTAATGGTCAATCACCGTATATGCAATACGCCGTAAAATGTAGGAAGCCAGATTTAATTCCATCTGTTGTTCATGTTGATGGGACTTCTAGGGTGCAAACTGTAAACCAAGATCAGCATAAAGGGCTTTACGATTTGTTGGTAAAGTGGAACGGTTATACGGGGGTCCCAGTATTGCTCAACACTAGTTTGAATATTAAAAACCAACCACTGCTAAATGATATCAATGACAAAAAACAGTGGGACGACAACAATCCAAGTTTTGATATACACTAAATTACAAGTTATTTATTTTGCTTTTATTTTTCATCAAAATATTATATCATATATTAATTTTGTTTAATATATCCTGGGCAGGGTGTGTGTGATTAAAGCTACTTTTTATTAGTTTGTTTTTTAAATGTAGAAACATTTTTAGGAGATTGTCCTTTAACACCTTTTTCTGGTGTTCCAGATTTTCTTTTTCTAGTTACTGCACTTTTTTTCTGAGAAGGACTCATAGATGCCGCCTTAGCAGCAGGTACACACTTGGCATATCCTGATCCACCAGCGCCAGACGTACCACATGGTTGAAGCTTCCCATCTTTTTTGGGAGCACCAATATTAACCCACTTCTGGTCAAACCATTTAGTTAATCCAACACCTTTAGGGCCTGGCATAATTATTTCTTTCCACTCTTTGACTGCTTAGGCTTCTTAGTAGGCGTACAGTTAGGAACTAGTTTCCCACCCTTTACCTTCATTCCTTTAGCAGAATAGCCTTTCCAACACGCCATTATTTTTTCTTTCTTAAATTTTTTTCATAATCTTTTTTATAGAAAGAACCTTTATTTTTTAAATCTTTTTCTATTTCTTTTTTTCTTTCAGAAGATTTTTTTTGCGCAGACATACTATTTTTTCTTTGTTGCTTTTTTAGCCGAAACAGTTTTCCAAGTTCCGCCCATTGACTTATACTTCTTTGCAGCCCAGGCATTAGCATAGGCTGAAGGATACACATCAAATTTAGACTTAGCTTGCGATTTTGCTGAAGACCACAAGGCTGCTTTTGTTGGTTTGTTTACCTTTGCCATAATATTAACAATCCCATTTTCTTAGTGCCAATGTTTTACGAGTTGGCTTACCATTAGGTTTTTTTGCAGGACCCGGCATACCGCTCATTCGTGCACAAAAAGATTTGCGACGTGCAGCGGATTTGGGAGACTTAGCAGCCTGTTTAGCTGACACTGGTGGTTTAAGGTTTCCACCTGTGGCTCTATTATAAGATGCTCTGCCCTTAGCATTGAGTCCACCCTTAGGATTCTTGCCTGCTTTTCTTTGCCATGTTGGAGACTTAGCCATATCAGCCCATCGGTCCCATTGACTTAAAGGCCTTCATGAATCCTGTAAAAAATTTTCCAGTACGTCCCATCGGTTGCATTGAGGATCTAGCACCAGAAGATCTACCTACTGTTCTAGCTACTCTAGCTACTCCTGCTTGAGCACCAGAAGACCTACCAAGCCTTTGCGATGCTACCCTTTGTGCTTCTTGCTCTGCATATCCCATTCCCCCTGAGGAGAATCCTGACATTTGACCAAACAATCCCATAGTATATCTCCTTGAGTAATATTATTTTTTCTTTGCTTTTTTAGCTGCAATAGCCTTTTGAATAAAAGGAGGAAGCTGCTTCTGTGCTGCAGTCATGCCACCCATTTTAGCTGCTGGTTTAGCAGCTGGCTTAGCCATCATTTTTTTTGCGGAAGTTTTTTTCATTGCCATAATATTATCCTACTTTTTCTTTTTGTTTGTTGTTTTAATTTTTGAGCTGAACGTCTTAGCGCTTGATGCCTCACGCCCATACTTTTTTGCTTTTGGAACAGTCTTTGATCCATCCATGGTGTTGTCTAAAACTGTGTTAGCATTATTGTACACAGATGATTTTGGTTTCTTTGCAGCCATTTTATTTTCCTTTAGTTATTTTTCTAAGCGTCTTAGCAAGGTTTGCTTGCTTGACAGTTCTTGGACTATATTTGCTTGGATTCTTTGAAACAGCTGCTGCCATTCCTGCAACTGATTTGCCAGCTTTTTTAGCTTTAGCGGTAAAGGCTCCTGGTCGTTTAATCGCTCCCTGGATCCAATTCTTTTTTGATGCCATTATTACTCCTGTTATAAAGATATATGGAGGTGATACAAGTATAGTACCACCTCCATATAAATTTTTAATGTAAACCAAATATTATGGTTTATGTATTATCAGCCTATTACTTTGCCTTTAGTGTCCTTGATTGGACGCTTAGCCATCTTCATTTGACCAGTACTTGCTGATGGCTTAGGAGCCGAAGTACCCTTTTTTTCGATGTTCTTACCTTTGGTGTCCTTGATAGGGCGAACACCCTGCTTTGCCTGACCGGCACTTACTGCTGGATCTGGAGCTGACAAACTGCCACCCTTACCCATTTTACTTGAGGCTTTCTTCATTGCCATTTTATTTCTCCTTAGGTTAATACTAGTATTATTTTTTTTGTTTTCCGATGCCATGTAATATGCATATCTATTTTGTCATCGACCTTGTCTACTTGATCATCTACATGATCAATTTTGTGGTGCAATTGAATGATATCATCCTTTACACCTACGAGCAAATTAGCCACCACGTTGTGGTCATCTTTATTTTCTTTTCTGCCCCTCTGCACTAAAGAGGCTAAAATAGCACCTAAAGCAGCAATCAAGGCAACGGTAATAGTTGGTTCCATCTCGTTGCCTTAATTAGAGTTCACTTTTTTTTTACCAGCAGCTTTTGGGGCTGAGGCGTTAGGCATTGTCCCATACATGAAACCTGAGTCTGGCTGTAGGGCTGCTCCACTTTTTTGTGCAGAGCTACTTTTTGCTTTTGCCATTTTTGGTTTTGCCATTTTTGGTTTTGCCTTTCATTTTTGTTTGTTCTTTTTTAGAAGCTTTTGCTATTTTCTTTTCTCCGTAAGCACCTGAAAACAAACCGTTGAATACATTGCTAGTACCCATTTTTGGTTTAGTTGCATAATTAAAACCGCTTATTCGAATTATTTTTTTTATCGTCATTACTTCTTCTTCTGACTTAATTAGTGGCTACATCTTCTTCTGTGGAGCTATTACTATTTTGTTCCTGTTCAGACTCATTAGAGTCTTCCCTTTTTTGCTCATTAGTATTGGACCAATTGCCCTTGATTATTCTTCTGAATTGAGCTTTAGACATAAGTAGTATAGTAACAAAAAAAAGACCCCCTTAAACTTTTAAATCTAAGGGGGTCTTTAAATATATTAAGATTAAGCGCTCTTCTTTGGTCTACCCTTAGGCTTTGTAGCCTCGGTAGTAGGCTTAACTTTAGGGGCAGCTTTTGGAACCTTTGTTTCAACAGCTTTTGCTACCTTCTTGCCTTCTTCGGTTGCTGTTTTAGCAACCTTAGAAACAGCCTCATCAGCTACTTTTGCAACATCTGTGATGTCCTTTGTAGCTCTATCAATAATTGAGTTGATGGCTTTATCTTGAGCAGATTCAGGGCTCTTTTTCTTTAAAGAAAGAAGAAGAGAACTTAATTTGTTAGCTAACTTTTTGATCATTTTTACCTCTTGTAATAAGTTGAATTAATTCAACCTTTATAATACACTCTTTTTTTATAAAAAGCAAGTATTGGACAATATTATTTTCCCTGCTGAGAATCTTTAATTAAAGTATAGCGTTCGCCAGTTTCTCTAGATACTAAAGCAAAGCCATCTGCAGCAGCTTCTTTAATTGCTTCAGACAAAGCTTCCTTATCCGATGGATCTATATTCACCAAAGGTATTGTTACCCCTGCATATACGTCTATGTTTTCAAAATTGCCGATATTAATTTTGCGGTTTACGCCACATATGAATACTGGATTTGTTGATATTGTTACTTCTTGAGCCATTAAGTTTACCACCTGGTTTATTGGAGAGTCTATTGATTGTTCGTGTGCGTTTTGACTTACCTTAGGCATTTTGATCCTTTAGTATGCCAATAACTTTAAGTGTTTCTAGTGCTTGTTCCTGAACTGTCATATTATTCGTGCGTATAGTGTGTGTCGCCACTCTTTGTACCATTTCCATTTCTTGTTCAGACTTATGGTTTTTTTGTTCTTCGCTCATAAGTCTTCCGTCTCTTTTGAGAATTCTATCATCTAAAGTTTGTTGATCAGCGTCAAAGCATATAACTATTCCATTTGGTTGGTTTAGTATCTTCTCCGCTTCATTTAAGAATCTTACGTCAGAAATAATAACTGCAAAAGGGAGTTCTTCTTCGTCTTCTGGTAAAGACTTATAATAAGACTGGTATAACTTAAGAGACTTTGACACACCCCATTTGGCAAAGCAGTCTTCGAAACCATTTCTGCATATGTCTCCCGCTTTTTGAAGGAATGATCTAGGCTTGTATCCTTCAGGTTCTATGTTAAGAGAATATATCTGCTTTGTTCTATCCACAATGTCTTCGTATCCGGGCATTGTGCCTAACGGAGAGCCCCCATACATATCAAACAGTACATCGTGTATTGCATAAAGTTGTCTATTATTTTGGTTCATCCCCATTATGGATCTTTTAATGGAAGACAGTTCATATAGAGGTAGCGCATAGAATATATGATCCCACTTTACCCCGTGCATAGAAGTGTCTATAGAGCCCTTGGGGACAAGGTGTTCAGCTACAGAAGTCTTACCGCTACCAGCTTTACCGGCTAGTCCTATTATAATTGGTTGTTCTTTTTTAAAATGTTCTAACATAATACTGATATTATACCACTTACTTATCTGTGTTTTGTGCTTTTCGTTCTTTTAGTTGATCCAAAAACTCATTGGCTAACATATCTGCTTCCCAAACAAAAGCCCTAGGAACCTGGAGAACCCTAAATGGGTATTCCTGTTTGATATCCTCGACGGTCATTAACAATGGAAGTAAAGCAGCGTTCTTGCACTTCCATTGACCGGAGATATGGTTTGCAACTACAGCTGAGTCGGTATATATTATTGGGTCTTTTAGATCTGACATAGAACACATCAATAGCCCTGCTATAACTGCTTCATATTCTGCTTCATTATTAGACCTAGGGCCTAAGCCTCTGGCAAACTGTGCAACTTTTTTTCTATTCTTATAGACAACAGCTGCACATGAAGCTTCTCCAACTTTTTTTTGACCTTGCCCCCTAGATGCTCCATCGCAAAAAACTTCAATACTCACACAATACCTAGTCTACTTTTATATTAGTTGGTATTCCCAACTCTTTTGCTCTGGCAATAATTCTTTTCTCCATAGACTCAGAAGGTACTGAGTATGTTACTTGCAATAGGTATCTAGACTTATTATATTCTGCCTGAGTTGGAAAATCTAAATTTTCTCTAATCGAAGAATAAAATTCTTCACTAGAATTAACGGACTTATAGTGTCCTATATACATGGTGTCTCCTAAAACGTACTAAAATCTTTATCAGACAAAAACCCTTTGTCTTCTCTAGATGTTGCTATCTGCATGTTCTGAACTTTGTCTATCAGTTTTCTCGAAGACTCGGAAGATATTCTTGCAGCAGCCTCCATCGATTCAGCTAGTTGGACAACTGACTCAACAGCTGTTAAGGCCATATATTCTTTCTCTGCAGCAGCTATAGCAGCTGCTTCTCGCTCAGCCTCGTTCTTGCCAACTCTATTGGCCTTGTATACTCTCTTGTACCTAGCCTCCAATAGCTTGTACTGAGCTCTAGCAATTCCGGCAAACCTAGCAGCTCTTCCGTAAACATTAGATGATCTAGCAACCAGGGAAGCTAAATCATTGATGGTTAGATCTACGTAGTTTGCATCTGGTATTTCTATGAAGTACTTATCTAGATCTTCTGACTTAGAGAATGCATTGACTATCTCCTGCAGTTGAGGATTTAAAAAGTTAAATAGACCATTTAATAGATCGTCGTTGGTATCCAATTCATTCTCTTTCTATGTTTGTTATCAAAAGGAACTCTTCCATTCCGTTCTGAAAATAATATTTCTTTTATCTTTAGTTTTATTTTACTAATGTGTTCTCTAACAGTATTTGGGTGCTCTGTTATTTTAGCAGCTATTTCAGAAGATTTCTTTCCATCTACATATTTCCATTTTATTAACTGCCTTTCCTGAACTGTTAGATAACAAAAAGGTGGTTGAGTATCTTCTCCTAAGATCCAAAACTCATCTACGTTGTCAGAAAAAATTAAATCTGTAACAGCATAGTCTATTTGATCGATGTTAACGCCTTGTATAGGGGCAGAGTTTCCATCTTCATCATTGTAATCACTACCATTATACAGCGGAAAACTCTTCCTTCCTAATTGGTCAATCAAAAACGTATCTACATTCTTTTTAAGAAGATAAAAGAAGTAGCTATAAAGAAATGCACTGAAGGGAATTGGTCCTTTTTCTGAATCTTTTTTTTCGTATCGACTAATGCATTGAAAGAACGTCATTTGGACTGTCTGTCTAACATCCTCATCTGTACAGTATCTTTTTGTCATATAGTTTATTCCGTCGCATACATTCGTTTACGTGCTTATATCCGGCTTGATTCAATTTGTTCTTCATTAAATTAAATCTTATAAAGTTGTCCTTCACGAAGAGGGACATAAACCTTCTTATGTCATAGTCATTGAAGTTGTATTTTCCATGGTATAACATTGTTACGTACTTGGTTAAAAAGTTATTAAAAACTTTTAATAGCTCCTGTTGTGATTTTTCTGAACCGTTTTTAGCCTTAGCTATCAGCTCTTGCATTTCGTTTTCTTCTAAATTATAATATTGCTCCTTGTAATTTGACATTACTTTCCTTCCCAATATGGAATCTTGTCCATATAAAAATTTCTTATGTCTTCATAGAAGACTACTTGAGGTATTCCTATCTCTTGAGCAAAGTTTTTTGCTGCAGTAGAATACTTACTGCAAATAAAAGTCAGCTTACTAAACTCATCTGGGTAATATCTCTTAAACCTTTTAAGCTTTATCTTACTCTTATCGTCGAGGTAGCCTTTTACCTCCATCCACTCATCGACCTTTGGTAAATAAAAATCTGGAGTGTACCCTTTTGTTCCGCCTTTTTATTGGAAAAGTAAAAACTTTTGGTTCAAATTCAAATTCTATTTTGTATGCGTTATATATCCTGGCTATATTGGCTTCCCAATTAGATCTCATGGAGATGCCAAGATCTTCCCTTAGTCCACTCTTGGTATTTCTGTAGGCATTTCCCCTCTGATTCTTATTTTCTTCCTTCAAAACTTCCATGTCGATAGCATTACTGACTAGCTTCTTAAAGTCTGGGTGTGATTTCATTTTTGTCCTGCAAAAAAAATATTGCTCAGGAGTGGAAATCTCTGTTGTCATGGTGCTATCCTTATCTCTGTCAAGCGTACAACTATTATACTTTATATTTTAAATAAATACAAACAATAACCACAAAAAGTTGCCAATAGGGCAGAAAGGTGATAGAGTATCTATCATGAACACATTAAACACAATCATTAACAGTATGAGCCAGTCAATTAACGAGTCAGTTATCGAGGACCTTACGGTTCTTGGTTTTGATCACAGCGAAGCAGTGAAGATCGTTGTTGAGTCTGACTTCGACTTCATCACCTCGTCACAGTTAGACCCTGTAGGCCAGTTTTAATTAATAATATATAAACAAAAAACCCCCGTACAGAAATGTACGGGGGTTTTTTTATATGTCTTTTTTAAACTTCTTTAACCTTATAGCTCCAATACCGCAGGCCCCACTTTGTGAATGATCGCAGAAAGAACATACTCGTTCATTTGAAGTAGGTAAGAAATTGTCATCTTGCACTATAACGTTTATTCTATCTACAAGCGTCTTCTTAATCTCTAAGAGATCTTCTTCCGAATATGTATGGGACTTAAGCCTATTGGTTCTAAGATAGTGTAGGGAGGCTGTTATCTCTTTTTCAGGGAACATGACAGATGCAGCTAGAGCGTAAATTCCCATTTGCAGATTGGTAGACACGTTCTTAAGTGCAACTTCTCTTTTGCCAGTTTTGTAGTCGACTATATGTACTGAGTCTCCTATCACATCTATTCTATCTATGAAACCAATTATAGAATAGTTTCCTATGATAAAGTTAAAGCCTATTTCTTTTGCATGTACATTAAAAATTCTATCCTGATTTTGATCATAAAATTCTTCCAATAATATATCCCCAACATCTATCAGATCTTTGGGTATGATATTAGTTGGATCAAAAGATGCCTTATGCTCTTCATAACTCATTTTCATTTCATCTAATGAAAGTGGTAACTCTGAAGAAATAGTATTTTCTAATACAGAATGTATTATATTTCCAAGAACAGCAGGAGAATTAAATTGTCTTGGTTCTTTTTTAATGTAAGAGTAAAAGTATTTACTAGGACACATTTCATATGTATCAATCCTTGAATAGCTAAATTCAGAAAGAGTTAGTTTTTGAAAAGGATCTAAGTCACTTATTTTTTTTATTGTTAAATTCAATTTTATCTTTCATCTTCTGGATAAACAACTACATTGCCATCTTTGTCATATTCTATGCCAGTTTCTTCTTCTATTGTATGTCCAGTTTTAATGTTTCTGAACAAACCTTCACCAATCGAAACCCAACCAGAGTCACCGATCTCCATGAAGTCATCCTCAATGTATGGCCACATCTTGATCTCCCACTTTTACTTCACACTCAGAAAATTTTTCTATATTTAAATAGTAATTCAAAACAAGATATAAGTCCTCAAGTTCTTTTCTGTTAGCAAAGATACCAGCTACGCCGCATTTAATAAAGAATTTATCTTCATACTGATGAATTCCTTCAGCATATTCTGATATGCTAATATTGTTTTTTGTAATTCTTCCTGTGGTTTCCATAATTAATCCTCATCCACTATTGTTATAGGGTTCCAATTTGGATCTCCCATTTTTTCTCTCATATCCTTTACGTAAGAATCCCAGTCTCTTTCGTCTTCAGATTTTTTTTCATAGGTAACCTTACCCTTAAAGGGGTTTGTCTTAAACCTAGTCATCAAAAGCTTACCCTGTTTAGTTTTCCATCTTAAGTTTCCATTTTTGCAATCACAAAAATCATCTAGATCAGGATCTGTCGTACCATCAGGATCGTACCTACCTGAGCACGATCTGCACTTTGTGTATCTACCCTTGTCTTGGCATCTGTTGCAAGAGGAGCAGAATACCCAACATGGATTTTCTGTTGGGTTCTTATAGGTTCCTTTTATAGTCATATTATCTCCTTTAATATCTCTTCTAATTTTTCTTTTTGTTTTATAGAAGTAGTTTTATTAAACTTTAAATTAATAATTTTATTATCTTCTTTACATTGGAGAAATACATATGATCCTCCATTTGACTCATTAATTATATCATATATTTTATTGATGTCCGACTGCTTAAGTCTTCCGTTTACTCTAAGATAGATTGGTTTTCCTCCAGCAAAGTTTGAAAGATCTAATTTATCACATGAGTTTAAAACTATTTTACTAACTGCATTTTCTTCGTCACCATCTTTGCTGACAGAACCTATTAATTTAATAACTTCTCCATCATTAAAGTATTCATCTGAATAGTTTTTAGACTCTCTTGGGAATACTAGAACCTCTATGTCAGAAGAAATGTCCTGTATATTAAACTTATACATCTTTGCGCCTTTTTTGGTAACAAGTTTTTTAGAACCAGAAATGATTCCAGCTATAGCAACTCT